TGGCGAAGGCGTTCCGGGCGCACCGGGCCGCCTTCATGACGGAGTTCGAGCGGGTCGGCCCGGGGCTCTACGGCGAGGCCTCCGCCCCGCACCCGATCGAGGGTGCGCTCGAAGCAGCCTACCAGACGACGCTCGCGGACTTCCTCGGCCCGATCGAGGAGGCTGCCGGGGCCGCGATCGCCGCCGCCGCGAAGCACCGGGTCGCGGAGTTCGGCATCGATTATGCGTTCGACCTCAAAAACCCCCGGGCAGTCCAGGCCATCAAGGACCGGGCGGCCGCTGCAGTCAAGGAGATCGACGCGACCACTCGCGACGAGATCGCCCGGATCATCACACAGGGGATGGAGGACGGCTACAACTACCAGAAGGTCGCCCGGGCTCTCGCCGACAAGTACGATGAGTTCGGGCTCACGGTCCCGGCCGGGAAGCACATCCGCAACCGGGCAGAACTAATCGCAGTCACTGAAGCGGCCGAGGCGTACGAGACCGGGAACCGCCTGGTCATCGACGAGATGACGGCCGTCGGCCTGGAGATGGAAAAGCAGTGGAGCACCGTCGGCGACGACCGGGTCTCGGCCGGTTGCCGGGAGAACTCGCAGGCCGGTTGGATCCCGGTCGACCAGGCCTTCCCGTCCGGCCACCAACACGCCCCCCGGTTCCCCGGGTGCCGGTGCGCCATCCTGTACCGCCGGAGGCCGACAACATGAATGGAGTGATGGAGAGTGTGACAGGCGAATTACGCGAGTTCGGCGGGATCGTGGTCCCGCTCATCGAAGCAAAGACCGACGACAAGGGCACGATCCCGGTCAAGATCATCGACGCCGGATGGGGCTCCTCGGGCTACTACTCCCGGGAGGTCCTGCAGGCGGCAGCGAACGACCGCGTCTACGCGGCCGGGCTCCAGATGTACTGGAACCACCCGAGCCGGAGCGAGGAGAAAGAGCGGCCGGAGCGGGACCTCCGCGACCTCGCCGCGGTCCTGACCGAGGACGCCCGGTGGGACGAGCACGGGCCAAAAGGCCCCGGAGTCTATGCCCGGGCGAAGGTCTTCGCCGCTTACCGTGACGCCGTAGCCGAGATGGGACCGTACATCGGGCTCTCCCACTACGTGTGGGGCGAGTCGAAAACCGGCGAGGCGGAGGGGAAGAAGGGTGATATCATCACCCGGATCGTCGCCGCCCGCTCGGTCGATTTTGTGACTGTGCCCGGCCGCGGCGGTGCCATTGCGGAAGCGTTCCGGGCCGCCGGCCCTCCAGTACCGACAGACGACCAAAAAACAGCAGGAGACAGCAGTATGGGAGAAACAACCTCTACACCGAAACTCACGCTCGAATCGCTCCGCAAAGAGCACCCCGATATTATCGAGGCGCTCCGGACGGAGATCGAGAACAGCGCCGCCATGAAGGAGGCGCAGGCACAGCAGGAGAAGAAACTCAAGGAGACTGAGATGGCGCTCGAAGCCGCGAAGGCGGAGATCGCCCGGTTCAAGGCTGCACAGACCCTCGTCGAGGCGAAGATCCTCGCGGAGGAAGTCGTGAAAGAGGCGCAGGCCGAGGCGGTCGTGAAGGAGCACGTCGTGAAGGAGGCGGTCGCCGCCCTGACCCTGAAGGAGGACGGGACGATCGACAAAGAGGCGTTCTCTGAGGACGTCCGCCGCCGGCTCAAAGAGACGGTTGCGCTCGTCGCCGCTGCACGTGGCGCGGGCAGGGTCGAGGGCATGGGTGCCGGGGCTCCGACCGGGCAGACCAAGACCCTCGAAGAGACCGACAAGGAACTCGTCGCCGGATTCATGCGGCTCGGGATGTCCGAGGCGGAGGCGACGGCCGCCGTCAAAGGAGCGTGATCAGACATGGCAAAGAATGTCAAGTATGAGCCGGGCTGGAGAAAGGCGTACGCCTGCACCAAGCCCGATGAGCCGGACAGCGGCGATCCCGTCCGCATCGGCAACATGACCGGGATCGCCCTTCTCGACGAGGACGCTGCCGGGAAGACTGTGGTCGACAAAGGCCCCTTCTCCGCCAAGTTCACCGTCAAGGACAACGGCAACACCGGGATCGGCGTCGGGGATACGATCTGGTATCACGATGACCAGACCCCGCCGCTCGACAACGTACCGACGGGGGGCTACTTCTACGGCTATGCGGAAGAGGCCGTCGCATCCGGGCAGACTGCAATCATCGAAGTGTCTCACGGCTGCGCCCCGGGCGGCGCAGGCACCATAGGAAACGGGACCGTCGGCGCGACGCAGCTCGCGAGCAATGCAGTGACCACGGACAAGATCCTGAACGCCAATGTCACCGTGCCGAAACTCAGTGCGACCGCGAACAGTCGCCCGATCATCGTTCCGCTCGGGACTGTGAGTGCGACCACCTCACAGGTCGCGTTCGTCGCACCGACCGCCGGGAGTCTGAACGCAGCCAAGATCGTCACAAAGGACGCTGTGGTCGCGAACGACACGAACTACTGGACGTTCGCCCTGACCAACAAGGGGGCTGCTGGAGCAGGCACCGACAAGATCGTCGAGAAGACCACGAAGGCGACCGGCGGCTCCGGGCTTGCGGCATACACCCCGCTCGACCTCGGGACGCTCAGCACGACCCACAAGGTCCTCGCGGCCGGCGACGTCGTGCTCTTCACCGCAACCCAGAGCGCAAGCGCAACCGCACTTGCAGAAGCAGCAATCATGCTGGAGTTCCTGCCCGCGGAGGCTGAGTAATCATGACTGACAAAAACCTGTTTGGAGAGGACGGGCACAACCTGAGCCCGACCCTCCGGGAGCGGTTCGACACCGACCCCGAATACCGGCAGAAACTCGTCGAGACGATGCAGTTCATCGATGAGTTCCGCCGGGGACGCATCGCCCGCGCACGGTTCGCGGAGACCATGAGCACCAGCGACTTCCCCGGGCTGCTCGGCGGCGTCATCGACCGGACGCTGCTCGGCGGATACCGACCGTACCCGACCTCCTACCAGGACTGGTGCAGCATCTACCGCGACGCGAAGGACTTCCGCACACTGGAGCGGCACTACCTCGATCTCGGGGACGGGGTGCTCTCCTCAGTCAAGGAGGCGACGGAGTATCCGTATGCCGAACTCGACGAGGGCAAGCACTCCTACAAGGTCGAGAAGTTCGGGCGGAAGTTCAAGTTCTCCTGGGAGGCGTTCATCAACGACGACCTCTCGGCGCTCACGACCATCCCGGCCCGGCTCGGCGTCGCCGCCAAGCGCACCACCGAGAAACTCGCCACGTCGCTGATCTGCGATGCAAGCGGTCCGGACGCGACGTTCTTCAGCGATGCGAACGGTAACAAGCTCGCGCTTGCCCTGAACGCAGCCAACCTGAAGACGGCCGCCGGCGTGATGGCCGACCTCTCCGACGCCGGCGACGAACCGATCTTTAACGACCCCGCCGTCCTCGTGGTGCCTCCTGCGCTCAAGATCACCGCACAGGAGATCGTCAAGACGATCCAGACAGAGATCTCCTCGGGGACCGACACGACGATCAAGACCCCCGGGCTCTTCGGCAACCTCAAGGTCGCCGTCGCGCCCTACATCCCGAAGATCGTCACCGCCGGCACCGTCGGGAAGACTTCCTGGTTCCTCTTCGCCGACCCGGCGCAGCTGGAACGCCCGGCGGTCGAGATCGGGTTCCTCCGTGGCCACGAAGAACCGCAGCTGTTCATGAAGAGCGCCAACGCCTCTATGATCGGCGGCGGTGACGTCGGCGCCTTCGGCGGCGACTTTGACTCGGACTCGATCGAGTTCAAGGTCCGCCACATCGTCGGCGGCGTGGCGATGGACCCGCGCGGAGCTGTGGGGAGCTTCGGGCAGTAAGCCCCATTTTTTCCGGGTGATCTGACATGGACAGCCTACCGCGCCCGGTAACCACGACAGACGCCTACCTCGCCCGGATTGTGCAGCAGAACGATGAGATCATCGCTCTCATGAAGACGGAGGGCGAGCGGCCGAAGACCCGGCGCCTCAAGGAGCCGAAACCGTGACGTTTACATACATCCCCGGGACGCCGATTGGCCTGGTGCGGCAGCTCTGCACCGACCGCGACCCTGACCATGAGATTTTCAGCGACGAGGAGATCGAGGCCCTCCTCGACCTCAACAACGGCAACGTCCGGTATGCGGCCGCAGACGCTCTCGACCAGATCGCTGCATCCCAGACCCTGATCCTCAAGCATATCGAGGTCAACGGCCTGAAAACAAACGGGCAGGCAGTCGCCAACGCGCTGCATCAGCAGGCCGAGAGCCTCCGGTCCCGGGCAGCGGCCGAGGCGGCCGAGGATGATGAGTATATCGACATCATCCCCGGACCGGGCTCGATCATCACACCCGACTCATGGGGGATGATCTGATGCGGGGCATCGTAGACCCCCGGCTCATGGGGGCGCTGGAGAGCCATTTCCCTGACCGCTGCACCGTCCAGTACCTCACGGAGGATGTGGACGCCGACGGGCAGGTGACAACGGCCTGGAAAGACCGATACGTCGATGTGGCCTGCAACGTCTCGCCGCTCAAAGGGAGAGAGATCCGTGGTAAGGATCAGACCTACGTCGTCGCCAACACCTCGATCGCGCTCCAGGGCCACTATCCCGACGTCAAGGAGAGCGACCGGGCGATCGTCGGCGGCACGACGTACGACATCCTGCTCGTCGAGTCTCCGCTCAGTACGATGACGCGACTCTCCTGCGAGGTGGTGCGGTGACGGACGACGGGCTCCGGCAGATGGTCTACGAGACACGGCAAGATGTCCGGTGGATCAAAGACACGCTCCGGGAGATCAAGGAGGCCAACCAGGCGCAGGACGAGCGGATCAACGAGATCAAGGCGCGGCAGGACTCGCAGACCGGGAGAGACGGCGCACTTGCGGCGATCGTCTCAATGGTTGTCGCGTTTTTCACCGCGCTCGCATCCGGGGGGTGGCTCCGATGACCGACCCCGGCGTCCACGTTATCGGCGCCGAAGACCTCGCGAAGGCATTTAGTAAACTCGCCGATGACATCAAGGGTCCCGCCCTGGAGGCCGCAACCCGGGCGGCAGCGCTCCCGGTGCTCAACCAGGTGCGGATCACCGTCCCCGAAGGCGGCAGAACCCCGTACAAGACCGGCACCTATCGGCGCTCGTTTCACATGGAGACCGTCGAGAAATCCTCGGAGCGGTGCCGCGTCGAGGTCGGGACGGATGCGCCCCAGGCGAAGCGGCTGGAGTATGGGTTCGTCGGCGCGGATAAGCTCGGCCGCGTCTACAATCAGGCGCCGAGGCCGCACATCCGCCCGGCACTCGACGAGAACCGGAAGACTGCCGTGGATGAGTTCCGCGCCGCGATCGGGGATATCATACGGAGGCGAGGCTAGATGCAGATCGAATCCATCCTCCGGGCGATCCTCGTCGCCGACCCCGGCGTCGCCGCGATCATCGGGACCCGCGCCTATCAGGGGCGGTTGCCTCGCGAGCCGACGTTTCCGGCGATCGTCTACCAGATGGTGAGCCGGGTGCAGGACAGCCTGACGGGCATCGTGCAGGCGCGGGTGCAGTACACCTGCCTGGCGACGACCTGGAAAGGAGCAGCCGACCTCGCCGACGCGGTGCGGTGCTGCCTGCACGGCTACCGGGGCGTCCAGGACGGCGCGAGAATCGAGTACATCCAGTACGCAGGACAGCACGACGACTACGACGAGACGACCGGGATCCACTGGATCCCTGTGGACGTCATCGTCACATATCTAGAGGAGACCTGAAATAATGGCATACCAGACCAACGTGCAGAACCCGGCCGCGATCCGGATCGGGAGCTGCAAACTTGAGGTAGAGGATCACCCCGCGACGTTCGCCGACATGGTGGACGTCGGTATCCTGACGGGCGCGACCCTCACGCTCAACAAGGAAACGCGCACCGTAACGCCCGACAACGCCCCCGAGGTCGTCATCGCGGATCAGATCACGACTGTGACGGTCGCCGCGACGCTCCGGGAGTGGACGCTCGACACGCTCGCGAAACTCGGGCTCGGCACCGTCACGACCGAAACCGGCGACCCGGTGAGCGGCAAGGTGCTCAACGTCGCGAGCGGCGCGTGGGACTACTCCACGTTTATCCCCGTGACCGACCAGCCGATCGCGAGCATCACAGCCGTATCCGGCTCGGAGGATAGCACGCTGACGCTCGACACCGACTACATGGTGATCACTGATGAGAAGGGCGTGACGGGCATCATCGTGCTCGAATCGGTAAACCTCACCACGACCGCGCAGGTGCTCACGATCACCTACAGCTACACTCCGATCGTCAGCAAGGCGATCGCGCTCGGCGGCGCCGGGCTCACCCCGAAGTATATCGGGGTGCAACTCACGAACGTCAACGCGGCCGGGAAGAAGTACCGCTACCGGCTGTTCAAGGCGAAACTGACGTCGAATTTCGAGCACTCGTTCACGGCCGACGCTGGCGGCGAGGCGGCAGGCATCCCGGTCACGCTGACGGGCTACGTCGACCACACGCTCCCCGACACGGCGAACGTGATGCAGGTCTACGACGAGCAGGCGGTGTGAGGATGGTCGATGTCATCGACCTCTCCACCCTTTCGCCGACCCCCGTGATCGTCAAGATCGGCAACGGCGAGGAGATCGAGGAGATCGATCTCACGATTGTACCGGCTCGCGGCACGCTCCTGCTCTCCGAGGCCACGCAGCGCCACGGCGGATGGGAGAAGATCCCCGACGACGAGATGATCCCCGCGATCGCCGCGATATGCGGGCAGGCGAACCCGAAGATCACCGCCGAGTGGCTGGAGACGAAACTCACCCGACCGCAGCTCGCGGGGCTGACGCAGGTGGTCATCGCGCAGGCGTTCCGGCGGTGGGGCGATAAGAAGGACGATAACGAGCAGGAACCCAGCGAAAAAAACCGGTGATCGAGGCAGGCCGGATCATCGCTCATCTGTGTAGAGTCTACGGGTGGACGCCGGACTACTGCCTCGATCGCCTATCATGGCCGCAAGTGTTGATGTACCTCGAATACTCGATTGATACCGTGTTCCCCACGCGTGTGGGGATGAACCGG